CATCGGTGGCGACACGTTTAAGAACATAAACGCTGCAGTCGCTGAATACACAGCATCAAAGCGCACCGCATTGCAGGCAGCTGCAGGCGACGTGCTCACAACTGACACACCTGGTCTGTTGCCAGTTCCAGTACTTGGGCCATTGGTTCAAGACCTGAACTTCTTGCGTCCAGTAGTCGATGCTGTAGGCGCTCGCGCTTACCCAGACAACGGACAGTCGAAGACCTTTATCCGTCCAACAATTACCACGCACACGAGCGTTGCATCACAATCAGAACTTGGTTCAGCATCAGCAACAACCATGGTGATTGCATCCAATTCAATCAGCAAGACCACACTTGCTGGTCAAGTAACGCTGTCAGTTCAGGACATTGACTTCACTTCACCTGCAGCAATGCAATTGATCTTGAATGACCTCATGGGCGAATACATGATTGCTTCTGACAACTTGGCTGCAGACAACTTGCTCACCGCAGCAAACTCGTCAGGCGTTTGGGACGGCACCGTAGCCGACTTGCTGAAGTCTGTTTATGACTCGGCAGTTGACATTTCATCAAACCGAAACTGGACACCTACCCACATGTTCGTAAGCCCAGACGTATGGGGTCAACTTGGACAACTTGCCGACACAACTGGCCGTCCAGTATTCCCATTCATCGGCGCTGGCCTCACCGGTCAGAACGCACTTGGTGGCGGTCAGGCATCTTCATGGAACGGCAACCCACTCGGCTTGCAGTTGGTAGTTGACAGCAACTTCGCTGCCAAGACCATGATCATCACCCGCGTTGGTCAAGGTGCAGGCGATGCTTACGAGTTCTACGAATCAATTCGTGGCCTTATGAGCGTTGAACAGCCAGCAGTATTGGGACGCAACATGTCATTCCACGGCTATGTTTCAACATTTGCTGCAATTGGTGGAATGATCCGCAAGATCACCCAGGCTTAGTCGAAAGCGGGGCTACCGCTCATGGCTACATACACAGTTACTAATAAGTACCTGATTGACAACTTTGCCGTACTGCAACTTCTGACCCCATCGGAAATTGCAGTCGGCAGTTCAATCACGGTTGCTTCTGTTGACGCAACATTTAACGGCACCTACACGGTGCGCGCGTTGCCACAGTATTTGTTCCTAGGCGTTGATACACAGGGCGACCTGTTGTACGACTACCAGATACCGATTGCTGATCAGGTGCTTTACGCCAAGACCGCAAGCGATGTTGAGCGTGTCGCAGCTTCTGGCACCGTCACTTATGAGCCTGTCTGCACGTGGGTGACCGCCGCGCAAGTTATGACCTATTTGGGCATCACGATCATAAACCCGTCAGACGATTACACGTTGCTCACGCAGTCGGTGTCGGCTGGCAACCAGTTCTGTTATCGCAGGCGTCAGGAATCGGGCTATATCGACTCCCTAACGACCTCGCCAGGCGGTGACGCAACATTGGGCACTTTGATGTATTGCGCCGCGCTGTGGCGCTCTAGGGGCTCAATAGAGTCAACCTACGCCACGTTTGATGGCATGGGCTCTGCCCCACAACAAAGCCTGACCCCGATCGTCAAGCAGTTGCTTGGGATACCTCGTCCAGCGGTTGCCTGATGTCGTACACCGACCTATTCAATGAAGCGATTGATGATGTCACCGCAACGCTGACCGCGGTATCTGGATTGCGCGTTGTAAACGACCCAACCAAACTTGCACCTAATTGCGTGTACCTTGACGCGCCGAACTTCACCACGTTTGCTGGCAACGGCAACATCGTGCGCCTCGAGTTCCCGATCAAAGTTATTGGCTCTGGGCCTGCAGGTCTGCCGGTACTGCGGTCAATTTTGGGCATTGTCGCAAGCGTGCTTGGCTCGTCAATCATCGTGATGGCCGGCCGTCCGTCAAGCCTTGAGATTGGTGGCGCGTTGTATCCGTGCTACGACCTTGATTGCGCTATCCAAGCCCAGACCGCATAATCCACAACTAAGCAACACAAATCATCTACTATCAGAACAGAACTTAAGGAGCAAACATGCCAGCATCAACTTACCTCTCAAACCCAAAAGTAATGGTCGGAAGCGCCATTGGCACCATTGTTGACATTACCGACGATGTCGTTAGCGCATCTTTGGTTGTGACCGCGGAGGCTCTGGAAGATACCAGTTTTGGCCAGACATCCCGCACCATGACGTCGGGGTTGTTCAGTAACAGCTTGACCCTGACGGTTTTCGCTTCATATGCAGCTAGTCAGACCTATGCAATCTTGTCACCATTGCTCGGCACCAAGTGCACCGTAAAAGTAAACCCAACAAGCGCAGCAGACGGCGCAACTAACCCTGGTTTTATTTTGACTGACACTTACCTTGCATCAATTCCTGTGATCAATGCGTCTTTGGGCGAATTGTCACAATGGGATCTTGAATTTCAGGGTGGCGTGTACAGCGTAGATACCACCGTATAAACAACGGCTCCAAGCCGACATAGGAGAACAATGAAAATCAAGTTGCAGATAAAGCGCACGCCTGAAAGCGCAGTCGAGTATTACTACACAAACTTGTTTGTAATTACCGAATGGGAAAAGCACGACCGCGGTCGTGTTGGCAATTTGGCTAACGATTACAAAACTGGCGACGTGGTTGCTTGGATGTATTACATCCTAAAAATGCGCGGAGAACAATTACCAGACACTTGGAGCGAATGGCTTAAACAACATCCTGAGATGGAAATTAGCCACGTATTGGATGAGACCGACCCAAACCCTACGGACGCGGCACCTACCGTCGCCAACTAGCAGAAGTGTTGGTCGCGGTCGGTTGGTGGCCTAGCGACATAGTGTTTGACTCACAAGACTTAGCAACAGTTATTAAAGTGCTTAACGAGGCAAACAAAAAACGGAGATAACGTGGCAGGAGTATCGGCAAAGATTGAGGTTGTAGGGCTTAAAGATGCCTTAAAGACTCTCAACAAGATTGACAAATCTTTGCGCCGTGAAATCACCAAGGATTACAAAAGGATTGTCAAACCTGTAATTGACGATGCCAACGCTCTTGTGCCTACTGGCGTCCCGTTGTCTGGTATGTCGCGCAATTGGAAAACACGGTCAGGGTTCCAGATGTTGCCGTGGGTGCCTAGTATGAAGCAAAAGATTGCAGCGAAAATCAATACTCGAGCGGTAAAGGAATACCAAGGAAACACGACAAATGTTGGCACATTTAGCATTCAATGGAAGGGTGCTACCGGCACAATGTTTGATATGTCTATGGCTGGCTCTTTGGGCCGTGCGCTAACTGCACGCTATGGCAACCGTTCGCGAGTAATGTGGAAAGCGTACGAGCAACGCCAAAGTGATGTCATGTCCGAGATGGAGCAACTGGTCAAGCGCGTCATGGATGAAGCGAACAGAGAGACCGCGTAATGGCAATTAATATCCCGATAATTTCAGAGTTTACGGACACGGGCGTCAAAAAAGCCATTGCCCAGTTTCGCCAACTAGAAAAAACGTCGGATAAAGCGCAATTCGCTATTAAGAAAGCAGCCGTTCCTGCAGCTGCGGCGCTTGGGGGTTTAGCCGTTGCCCTTGGTGATGCCACACGTGCAGCAATGGAAGATCAGCAAGAGCAGGCGGCTTTAGCGCTTACTTTGCAAAATGTGACTGGCGCGGGCAAAGCGCAGACCGCACAGGTTGAGGAACAGATCAGCGCAATGTCTCGAGCGTCTGGCATTGCTGACACCGAATATCGCAAGTCTCTTGAAGCACTTGTCCGCGGTACTAAAGATGTTGACCTTGCCATGAAAAATATGAACCTTGTTATGGACATCAGCACAGCGCTACAGATGGATAGCACGACGGTCGCCGACGCATTGGCTAAGGCTTATCAGGGCAACTTTAAGGCGCTCCGATCGTTGAGTCCAGAGATGGCAACGATGATCAAAGAGGGCGCGACACTCAACGAAGTTATGGACGTGCTAGGCGGAACTTTTGGCGGGTCTGTTGCAGCAAACGCTGAAACCGCTGCAGGTAAAATGGCGATCTTTAAGAACTCAATTGCCGAAACTAAAGAAGGAATTGGCGCGGCGTTTTTGCCTGTGCTTGAAGCGGTTATCCCGTACATGCAAAAGTTTGCTGACTGGGCACAAAACAACCCTCAAGTTTTTACCCGGATAGCAATAACTATTGGCGCGATAGCAGCTGCGGTTGTTGCGCTAAACATTGCTTTGGCAACTAATCCATTCATATTGGCAACCGCTGCGGTCATCGGATTAGCCATAGCGTTTAACAAGCTCGTGGATGCAATGAGCGCTATTAACAGCATCGGTGGTCTTGCAG